CAAATCTGTCGAAACATTCCATCGGGTATTCAATCGATTCAATTCACAAAAAGATTTTCGAATCACACGATCAGAATATGAGGCATTGCAGTCGGTAGCGCAATGGTGTGTCGATACGTACCGTCGATGTCGTGGTCAATCGAGTGAAACAGTTGTGTGGCGCGGTCGGTCAATGTCATGAAAAAACCATTGTTCACGGACGTCAACGCCGCATATCCATTTCAACCGGGCGATCGACTGGTTGCGGAATATCTAGGCGAATTTGATCGCGCGAGGATCAAAAAAATTCAAAAAATCGTCAACGGATGGACGGACGTCGAAACCCGGTGCCTACCATTTTCCGCCACATACGCGTTCATTTTCATTCCGGTTCCGGGCAAATTGCCTGTTGCGATCAGTACAAAGTCGCCAACGTTTTCACATGAAAACACGATCAATTTGAGTTGTAAAATCATTGATCTGAACGGCATCGACGCGATTCAATATTCCCCGCAACGATTGTCGGTGTCGGATGCTTTTTGGTATCGCGATCTGATTCGTGATTGGGCGGCACCGACAAACGTGTCAATCGTGTAAAAAACACTTGCGAAGAATTTAGAATTCCGCGATTCTCTGAAATTCAGTTTTCAACGCCGCACATTGCGCAGGAATAGACATGTCGAAACGCGTATCATTTCATTTGGGACCGGCGACGGGATTAACAGAACGCCGTTTGACAATCACGCGAATGCACCGTGCGGGCGACGATACCGCGCCTTCTGCGACATCCGATCAACAATTGGCAGGATCAACGACGGAAGTATCTGTCATTTTGCCTGACAATACGATTTGGCAGGCGGTACTGAAAGACACGCGATCATCAGGCGAAGTCGGTGAACAAATTGTGTTGAATTTCAACACAGGTTCACTGCAATTCCCCGGACCGGCGGTCGATCCTTCTCGCAGTCTGTTCCGAATCCTGTCGATGGAAGATATGAGTTCTTCGAGTTCATCGTCATCCGATTCATCATCGTCGCAATCCTCGTCATCGTCGCAATCCTCGTCATCGTCGTCATCCGATTCATCATCGTCGCAGTCGAGTTCATCATCGTCGCAGTCAGCATCGTCTGCATCGAGTTCATCAAGTTCTCAGTCAGCATAGGTTTCGACTCGTTAATTTGGTCGTATAGGTCAACATCATGGCAGAACGAAAATCGCCACAAACTGAACCCGTCAAAGACAATAGCGCAGGCGAACACGTCAATCGACGGTCGCGTGTATTGTCCGAAACGGGATTCAATCAGATCATCAAATCGATCAAAAACGGCAATGCTAGTCGACGCAAAACCATTGTCGGTTTGACGTCGGCAGCATTGGAACGATTGGAATTGAAACCTCAACCGAAAAAGGCAGTGAAAGCCGTGCCTGAATCGGGCAGCGATCAATTCGACGGTTTGACTTTCAAATTGTGGACTGAAGAAATCGAATCGACTGATGCTGATTGTGTCAATCAGTTAATTGCGATCGATGCGACTGCCCGTGGATAACCTGATCGATGGTTCATATCGGATACGAACAAATTGAAGTCACAAACGCCGTGCAAACGGCGAATGCATTGACCATTCCCGCGAACGCAACACATTGTCGATTGCAGGCGCAGGACGGAAATGTCAATTACACAATGGACGGCGTTTCCGATCCTAGTGCATCCGCCGGAATGATTCTGCATGCCGGTTTGAAACCGGAAGAATTCGAAATTACTGATTTGCGAAATATCCGATTCACAAAAGACGCTGGCGCGCCGAAATTGAATATTTCATACCTCGCAGGTAGGGACGTTTAACATCATGCCCGGATTCACAGTCAATAGCGCATTACTGGAAGCGATTCGCCAACGTGGTGAAAAGCAAACCCAATTCGCGCGGGGTATCATGACGGCGGATCGATGGGTCAAGTCGTTCGAGACCTGCGCAGGGAATGACGAGTGTTATCGATTTGCCGCAAATGGCAATGTGTCGTTTCAGGACATCATCAAAGCAGCGTCGAAAAAATTGACGTACAGCAATGATGACATGAACGTTCATGATTCGGAAGACGTCACCGGCATCAAGACGATCACAACGCATCGCGGGAAAGAAATCGAAGTTCCCGAAAAAACGTTGATGGTGTTTCGACACACATTGACCACACCGCGTAAAGATCGCGACGGGGACATTCTGCGAACGAAAGGCGCCGAAGTCGATCCAAAATTGCCGCTGTTGTGGCAACACGTCCACACACAACCGATCGGCAAAATGTTGGTTGTCGATCAGCATACAACCAAAACCCTCGACCTGTATTCGGCGATCATCGACATCAATCCGTTCGCACATGATGCAGCGGTGATGATTGATGCAGGGATGGGACGATTTTCACACGGATTCCGTGCATTGGAATTCGATTACCTGAAAGACGAAAAAGGACAGGAAACCGGCGGTTTCGACATCATGCGATTCGAAATCATGGAAGAATCCATCGTATCGGTTCCGTCAAATGTTGATGCTGATACGCATGAACTCGTTTTGGATTTGGTCGAGTCTGGGAAAATGACATCATCCATCACGAAATCATGGGCGAAGTACATCCGGGATCACCGTGATATTATGATTGCGGGCACTGATCTGAAATCCAAAACTGATGAGGAAGAAAATGGAAAATCTGGACAAACGGACGACAACGTCGACAGCGCACCAACAGAAACGAGCGACGGGACTGCCGGAAAAACAACCGACGTCGACGAAGGAATCGAAGAAACCGGAACCAAAAACGACGAAGTGACTGAAGAAACTGACACCGAAACTAATGCCACCGATACCGATGAAAAAACATCTGTTGACGGTGAATCGGATACTGATGAAAAATCCGATGACAAAGTTTGTCCGAAATGCGGTTCTAAGTTAGACGAAAAGGGAAAATGCACGAATGAAAAATGCGACGAATCCAAATCGACTGAATTGACAGTCGATAAAGCGTTCTCGTTCATTCTGGCAAACGCCACCGCTGAAAAACGAAAGCAACTGAAATCAATTCTGATCACGATGGAACAGGTCGATGATCAGGCATCTGAAACAGAACAAGCCAAACAATTCGGCTTGATTTAGAACACCGCCCATTTTCGACGGTCGAAAAAGCGGTTTTTGTGTTGCGGACCAAATGAGGAAATTATGAAACTTACCGCGATGCTGAAACAATGGTTGATCGACAAAGGTTTGGCGAAAGCCACCGACGACGATCAAACATTCAAAAATGCCGTCGGGGATGCACTCGCTGACGGGACGTTGTCGCCTGAAAAATATCAGGAATTGACGACAACGAAAGAGGACCAAAACGCCAGTGACATCAAATCGCTTTTGAAGTCGATCAACGACAACATTACAGCGAGTCGATCAACAGGCACCGATGCCGGTGAGAAAAACACCGACACCGACACAGGCACCAAAACCACCGATGAAAACGAAAACGTTCCATCGTTGCCACTTGAGGCGCAATTGAAATCCGCCGGATTGCTTGGCGTCACCCGTGGCGACAACGACAAGGCGGTTGCGATCCGCGTCAAAGAGGCGGCAGATCAGTATTCAACGACCAAATCGGCGTTGTACTACCCTGAAACCGTCAAAGGCGGTCGTAGTCATGTGCTTGCCGGTCAACGCGTGAAGGATTTCGGCGACGGCGGTCGAGAACTCGACACACCGTCTGATCGTGACAAGGCGATCGCCGGTGCGTGGGCGAAATGGCACATTTTGACGTCAATGCATAACGGTTCAAAGCGAACCGCATTTGAGCGTCTGAATGACCATGATCGCGAACTGTTGTGTTTCGCGCTCGAAAATGAGAAATGGGGCGGTGCGACTGATGGCGGACCATCATCCGACATCAACAACCGTCGCCTGAAATCCCATGAACAAAAGGCACTGATTGACGATGCCACATCAGGCGGCATCGAGGCGGCGCCAATTGTTTTTGACGACATGGTGATTCAGACGCCGTTGCTGTACGGTGAACTGTATCCGAAAGTGAATACCATCAACCTCGATCGTGGTCGTCGCATCGAAGGTGTTCAGGTCGGTACAGTCACGGCAAGTTGGGGCGGTGTCGATGATACTGCGATCAGCTTGTTCAACACAGCATCGTTTGTGTCTGCATTCGACACCACGATTTATCGTTGGGAAGGTGCATTTGTCATCGGTCGCGATTTCCTGTCCGACACACCCATCGATTTCGCCGCACTTGTCACACAACAGTATGGCGAACGTCTGTTGGAAGATTTGGACGACGCGATTGCCACCGGTAACGGTACGACACAACCTGAAGGTGTCATGACCAAATCCGGTACGACATCTGTTTCGTTCGGTGGTACGACCAGTTTGGGCAACTACGAATCTCTGCGATTCGGCGTTAGCAAACCTGAACACCGTTCGAATCTGATGGCAACCGCTTGTTTCTGTGGAACAGAAACAAGCTATGAACGTGCCCGTGCCATTCCTGTCGGGTCGTCTGATGCCCGTCGATTGGGCGGCATGGATTACGATTCTTACCGTTGGATGAATCGTGATTACGCCATCAACGAAAGTCTGACAAATCAGCAGATTTTCTATGCGATTCTCGGTCGATACCGCTTGTATCGTCGACGTGGTCTGACCATGCGTCAATCGACTGAGGGTTCAACCCTGATTCGTGCAAACGAATTGCTGATCGTCGCTATGGCTCGCATGGGTGGTCAGTTGGAACGTGGCGCCGTCGCTGCTGTCACATCCAACGCACCTGCCTAAATCGACGAGATCGATTTGATTTGAAAACCCCGAATACGGGTCGTCGTTTTGACGACCCGTATTTTTTTGGTAAAGTCATCAATCAGGTTTCAATGATCCATCCAAAACAGGATTAGACACATGGCGGATGACGCACCAAAAAACAACGATGATTTTGATTTTGGCGAAAATGACGAAAACACGACCGTCACCGACAAAGGTGACAGTGACAAAGGCGGCGGCAACAAAGGTCGCAAAGGACGGCGATCAGCGCAATCAGCGCAATTCGTCATCATGGCAGATCATCCACGAAACAGCGATCTGTTGATTCAATCCGTGCCGGGTCGATTGCGATTGCGATCAACGATCAGCGGAACAAAACCAGCGACAAACATGAAAACGGGCGCAATCAGTGTCCCGCAAGATCAAGCGGCAGCGATGGCGACGTTGCAGCACATTCCGGGCATGTGCATTGCCGTCGACGGATCAACAAACGAGATTCGTATTTTCGACGGCATGAAACCGGATGATGTGCGTCGTGTCGGTGTGTGGTTGAAAAATCGCGGTTTGGTCAGTAAAGAATCAGAGGTTCGACCAGTCCCGACCCGTTCTGAAAAATTGGACGATGATCGTTTCAAAACTCTGATGCGAGAATTGCACAATCTGAACGAAATGCATCACATCAAAGTCGTCGAAGGTGAAATGCCTGACATGCGACAAATTGAAAAAATGGATGGTGAATTCTTACTGAATCCCGGTTCGACTGTCGCGAACACACAACCGCGATACGAAAAAGATTTCTCTGCGTGGGTTCAGAAACTCAATCAAACATCGTAAACAATGGCAAGACAACGCGACGCGAAGGGGCGGTTTGTTGCCGATCCCAATAAACAGCAAAAAGCGACGTTCGACGCACATCAACGTCGCGCTGGTCGTGCGGGTACGCGACAACAGGAAATCGACTGGTATATCGATGATGTGCTGGCAAAAATCAGCATGACATTGCGACAACGCGTCATGATCGCGACGGAATTGGTTGCATCCGAAACCGTTCGAAATATCTCGATCCCTGTCGTGTATTCAGGCAGCACTGAAATCAGATCAAAACCCGGCGAATATCCCCGTGCGGATACAACCTTGCTGCGAAAAACGATTTTCACGACAATCAAAACTGATCGATTTGGAACGTCGGGATACGTCGGAACGCCACAAGATTACGGCGTCATTCTTGAATTGAAAATGAATCGATCGTTTTTACGCCGGACGTTGAACGAACAACGTAAACGGATTTATCGAATTCTTACAGGCCCGATTCGACGATGACACCAAATTTCGCCATTCAGGAAGGTCTGATCGCGTTCTGGTTGAGTTCGCGAATTGATACACAATTCAAGTCACTGCGAAAATCGGCGACAAACACACGTCATTTGACGATTCATGAGAATGAGGCACCGGCAGGCGTTCCGATGCCGTATGCCGTTTGGAAGATTGACCCAAACACGGTCGATTCCCGGTATACATCAACGGTGGTCAACAAAAAAACGACGCTGATCGATTTCCCATTGATCATTTCGATACACTGCAAAAACGGAATGGTCAGCGGGTCAGCGAAAAACGGAAAAGAGCATGCGCAGGATTTGGCAGGTTTTGTCAATAAATGCCTTGTCGGGGATGATGACATCGCACCGAAAGATTTCACTATCCCGCGTGGGGAAATTGTGCTAATTCAATACTTGCGTGATTTTGGAATTCGGACCGGCGACGGCGAATATCAGCACACCCTCGAATACAACATCGAGGCGGAATTTGATTCGAGGATATCATGAGTCGATCACTTGAAAACGGGCTGTTGAAATGGTCATTCGCAGCGACTGCGAAAAACACGTTGGCGTCGTCTGTCAATGTGTCAGGACCGGTCAACATGTCACAACAAATCGTGTTGTCTGACGGTGTGTCGGCGAATCAGGCGAATCGTACATGGTATTTCACGGAAACACTTGCATCGGGGGCAGAACGCACAATTGATCTGTATGATGCTGCATCCCTCGACGCCGGTGCCGGTGCCGGTAATGATCCGCTGGGACTGCCTGTCGCGATGGAAGAAATTGTCGCGATCGCCATCAAAAACAAAAACGTGATCACTTCGACGGGTATTTTGACAATCGAACCGTCCGCGTCAAATGGTTGGTTGGGTTTGGGTTCCCACACAGGCAACAACGGATTGCGCGGACAGGGATCGATTTCAAAAATTCAACCACATGAAACCGGGTTGGATGTGACCGATTTGAGTAATCACAAACTCAAATTGACAGCGGTCAATGCCGATGTTGAGTATGAAATCATCGTGTACGGTCGATCCGATGATGATGAATCATCCAGTTCGTCAAGTTCATCCAGTTCGTCAAGTTCATCCAGTTCACAATCGTCGTCGAGTTCATCCGAATCGTCATCAATTTCGTCTAGCAGTGTTTCGTCGAGTTCAATATCGTCATCGTCACAAAGTTAATAACTACCGGGATGTGACACATGTCAAGCGAAAACACAATCACAGGACGCAACGGCAAATTTGCTGTTGAAGGGACAACCATTGCAAAAACGACGCAATGGGCAGTCAATCCGACGCTTGCAGGATCGACCGAATGGGGTGATTCCGATTCAGGCGGGTATACAAACCGCGCTGCAGGTCGAAAAGATGCCACCTTCACCAGTGAGGGCAAGTATTCGACGGTATCTGAACAATTCGATTTGTTTTATCCCGGCGACACCTCGATTGCGACATTGTGGATGAACAACACCACATTGTATTGGGATTTTCCCCGTGCATTGTGTGACGATTTTTCGATGACTGTCGACATTGATACAGAGGAAGTCATCGGTTGGTCGTCTGGTTGGGGCGCCGATGGTATTTTCTATCGACCCGGTCAGGCCAACGCACCAGCACGGACGCTGTCATAACAACCCCGATTGGTTTACCTTTCGCCCATGCCGTTCATTCGAACGGCATTTTTTATAGGTGATCGAAATGCGATTTTTGGTTTTATGGTTGATGCTGGGTGGTGTCAGTTTGTGTCAAGGTCCACCGGTAGAATCCCGTATTCATGGTTGGGATGCGACAAATCGTGTATGGCGGTCGTTATCCGTCAACGATGCCGACGGCGGACAAACGTATTTGCGACTGTACACGTATTACGGCGATTTCAGGACAGGGAACCAGCCGTTGAATCAATCAATCGGTCTGGATTCCGATGCGATGATTGTTCGTCCGTCATCATTTCAGGACGAGGTCCGAATTGGACGGCGAACGGGCATCAGTGGGTGGACTAAGTTCGGATACAATTACGATATCGATCAGAACTCAGACCCTGAAGTGATTTGGCCGAATGGCGCCGCATTTGTACCGTTAGAGACTGCCGACACGTTCGACATCGCATATGACGGCACGGCTGGCGGGACGACTGACGGGGCAGGTACAACAGGCGCAACAGCATTAACGGTCTACTACATCGACGCCAATGGCAACGAGGCGGTCGGATTACATACGCTAGGCACTGACGGTGATGACACGACCA